CTAGTGTTGAAGGTACAGTTGGTGCTCCACCTCCTGAACTGCCTTGTGTCTGTAAAGGTGTTAAAGGTTGTGTCATATCTTGTATAGGTCCAGTAGATCTAAACTGTCCTCCTGGATCAGTTGGAAAAGCACCTGTTGGTGTAGGGTTTGTAAGATTACTATAACTAATACTAAATTCATCAAGTTTATTTGCTAGAGTAGAAATTATTTTTCCAGTAGGACCAAGAAAACCAATACCTTTAGCTCCTGCTGTTCTAGCTGCAAATTCACCAAGTATGCCTTTTTTACCTGTTCTGTCATCACCAAAAATACCAGTAAACCAGTCTGGTAGAGTTATACCCTTATTAGCTTGAGCAAGAGATTGTTGAAATGCTGTTGTAGAATTTCTTACTTCTTGTTCTGACATACCTTTACTTACACCAAATGTAATAGCATCATCTATATTATAATCAGAATTAGCAATTTGATTATCTATTTCATCTTGAAGTCTTTTAAATTCTTTTTGAAATTTTTGTTCTTGTTGTTGTTCTTGTCTACGTAATCTTGACTCTTCAGTTTCTGCTGTTTGAGGAAATTCAGTAATAGGAGCTTGTCCTGGTAAATTAATAGTTGGACCTGATCCTCTAAATGGAACAGATTGTCTAGGAGTTGTGCCAAATGGAATATCTTGTCGAGGTGTTGCTTGACCTGCTTGTGTAGCAAACGGACCTAAGAAAGTTCCTCCACCTGTTTGCATTTTCTTTTTTGGCATAATATTTTTAAGAGACATTTTTCATCACTTCATTAATTGATTTCTTCAGGGTTAGGAGCTGTTGCAGCAAAGCCAGCTTCCCCTGCCATTGGCGTAGTGCCTGTTCCGATTGTTCCGTTGCCAGAGCCTGTAGCATCCATTGGATCTGCTCCTGTAGGAACTGCTCCGTTGCCTTCCATGCTTCCTCGTTGTTCACCCACATCTGGGCTTTCAGGGCTGTTTGCTTGTTGATTAACATTGAGGCTCCTTAATATTTCTGCATAGACAGCAGCTTCATCAGGATCATTAACTAATTCAGCAGGGTCCATGTCTTGTGAGATTGCAAGTTCTTTAATTAAATTTGGTATCTTAATAAATGGTGCAAGCATTGGATTAGAAATAGTTTGTAATAACATTGTCAATCGTTGACTACGTACTTCTTTCATCATAACAGAAACAGTACCTTTAGGTTTGATTTCTAAATCACCATCAAAGGTTTCTGCTTTTTCATTGAACTGCATATTCCATTGGAAAAAAGATTCTCCTAAAGGACGTAATAAATTATCATCAATGTTTTTAATTACTGTTTTAATACCAAGACCAGCAGATCCTAGTAACATTGATAAACCAGCAGCCGTTCTTCCTGTACCAGTTACTCCTGTTTGTCCATGTACGACAGAAGGAATACCTGTTTCTTCATCAGCAAGTTGTCTTGCCTTGTCATACATTTGCATATTTTCACCAGCCGTACTTGGAAACTTTAATCCATTAATAGCTGTACCTGTTACACCAGACTGTCTTCTAAATACTTTACCAGGATAAATATCATAGTTCTGTCCTGGTACTAATGATGCTTCATCTACATCAAATACTAAATTACCTGCAAGAGCTAAGTTATCAATAGCCATTCTCATATGACCATTCATTAGCAACTGTGCATCTTCCATGTTCTCTGCAACACCAATACCAAATACTTGATAAGGATTTTTCTCATAAGGAAAAATATGATAAGGTATACGTTCTGGAACAAATGGATTTAATACAACACGTAATACTTCATTACCACACACCCAAGCATTAATCTGAACAGATCCTATTTCATCTGTTTCATAAGGAACATTAACATTATATTCTCTTGCTGTTTTAGCATCTAGTGTTCCCCAATACTCTAATACCTCATAACGATTTTCATTATAGGTAGGATCATTTTCTGCATAGATTGTGTGTTCAAAATATCGTTCTTCATAGGTAGAAGGTTTTTGTAATATTCTATTAATTGCTGCAATATCGAATAGTGGTAAATCTTTTAATGCACGAAACTGATCTCTATTCAATCGGTGACGTTCAATAACATATTCACAATCATCTATATCTACAGCACTAGGATCAGGATAAAAGTTCCAGCAAGATACATGAGAGATACGTGGAACCATTTTTTCATATGGTGCGTATGCACGTTCTCCATCTAGGTTCTCCCACTTATGTACTTTTTTGAAAAAGTTAAATGGACCTTTTGTTACACCAGTACCTAACAAGGCTTGTTCAAATAATGATCTACGAATTTCTTTTATTGCTGAAGTGTCAAGCAACTGATCGTGAACAATCTTGTTAAGTCTTCTGGCTGCAATTTGTGCTGGCTTTAAATCTGGCTCACCAAATTTACTGAACCCTTTTTTAAGAGGAGCACCTTCTAATTCTTTTGCTAAACCACCTAGTTGTGGTTCACCTGCTTCTGTTGCTCCTGGTTCAAGTGTTCTTCCATCCCCCTCATAACCATAAGGATCGAGATCTTGACCACCTCCCATCTGTTTTGAAACAGCGTCAAGATGGACAGCTTCTTCTATTCCATCAGGATCAGGCGTAGGTTCAATGACTAACGGAAATTCTCCCCTACCAAATAAAATATCAGAGATTTGTCCATAAGCTGCAAGGACTTTTACCTTTGTTATTTTAACAGTAACTTTAGATCTTTCTGATTCTCTATAAGTTTCGGATTCTGCTGAGAGACCTCTATAGTTCTCATAGGATTTCAACCAGCGTTGTTCATCTGATCTCCGTCCTTCTTCGGCAGAAACAAATTTTTGACGTATGTGTCCTGATAGTCCAGGTAATGCAGCACCAGGAACTACAGCAGGAACATCTTCTAACTCGTCAGAATCTATAAAAGACATAGAATACTAACCGTATAGTCTATCGTCATCTGCAAGGGCATCAAAATTTGGTGACATATGTTTGCTACCTGCTTCTGTTGGAGCAACTAAAGTATTAGTAAAGTTTGCTTCATTGCCAGTTCCAGGAGCTATTTCTAAAGCTTCTCTTGGTGCTGGTCCATCAGGTGTTTCATTCATTGCACCCTGTTTAATACTTGAAGTATCAAATGGTTTTTGACCGTACATGGTAATCTCCTTAATATCCAAAAATAGGGTTAATCGGTTCAGGTTGCTTCTGTTGTGTTGTCCATCCATTATATAAACGACTTGGACTTTCTACTTGCCTAGTCATACACATATAACGTAGTGCATCATAAGCATGGTCAGAAGCTTTGGTATCGACATCCTCACTATTCGTTTTGCTCAAAGGCAGGGATGTCATCTCTCTTATTAAATTCGTACACGAACTAAATATACGTAACTTTGATCCAGCTTCAGGATCGACTCGTAATCGTTTGTGTATTTCTAGTTTTCCTCGTATTCTGTTTTTATCTGCTGGAATAAATCGACAACCACTTTTATTAATCAGTTCTGCTATCGTCATTCCACTTCCTGTTCTATTCCAACAGGCTCCATCAAGTACAGAGATTATTGGCATAGGATCTTCTGATTCTAATTCTTTTATTCGTTGTCCTAGTTCATCACCGTTCTGTCGTTTGATATAAAGCTCTCTGTAGATCCATAGATTATCATCATAGTCTAATGCTCCCCAAAGGACACAGGATGGACTTGTGAACCCATAATCTGCTGCCCTGACCCTGTGCCATCCTCTAGGCACTTCGAACGGATCAGAAACGTGTTGTAGGCGATTGAACTCAGTAAATGCAGCACCTTCGGCAATATCCCAATCACCATCTAATAACCGTTTCCTTTCAACTTCTGGTAATGATAAAAGCATCATCTCATATTCACCACTATGTAGTAAATACGGATTATCTGTTAGTTTTGCTGGTATGAACTTTCTTGTGAATAACGGTTCATTAGCTTTTGTAGAGTGACTACTAGGATAACGTAAAACTTTTGTTGTACTAATATCTGTAGCCCAAAATGGTTTGTTCTGTGGTGCAGGATCTATGTAGGTTTTCTTTACCCAATCATGTCCAGGACCACCTGGATTTGCTGTTGCTCTCATATATGTTTTTATAGTAGGATTAGTAGTACGTAATCGAGAACGTAAGTAATCCCAAACATAAGGACTAGGGTAATGTGTTATCTCATCAACACCAATCCATGTAAATGATTGACCTTGATACCTGCTAACGTCTGTGTCTCTATCCAGATACGAAAAAAGAGCAGTTGCTCCAGAAGGAAAGTGCCATGTACTTTTCGCTTCTTTGAATACTGCTCCTTTAAATGCTAGTGGATAAAATTCTTTACTTTTTTCTATTAGCTCTGTTAGTTCAGCTAATGTACGTCTTAGTAGTAATGCTCTATGATCGGCTATATGTGCAAATCGTAAGAGATCTGCTAGTAGTGCGTAGGATTTTCCTCCACCTGCTGCACCTCCGTACAAGACATCACTCTCTGGTGACGCTAAAAATTCTGTTTGTGGTCCAGGATTAGGCTTAAACGCTACTTCATTATTATCTATTTCTTCTTTTAAGCGTTTTGGTGCAATCTGTACCAAATCATCTGTTAATACTTGTTTCTTCTTAACAGCAGACTGTAATTGTCCTAGCTTTGCAACTTTTTTTCTAGCAGTTGTAAGCTTATTGCGTAATTCTTGTGGACCTAACGGTTTTCTTCTACGATTATAGGACTGTGTAGGAGCATTGGGATCTTTCTTAGGTCTACCACGCTTCCTTTTAACTGGTTCTTCCGTCTGGGTCATAGATATGTTCTTCCTCATGTTGTGTTTTTTGCGGTAGTATCACAACGGCATGAAGGTTTTTCGACTCTACAGACATTTCTTGTTTCTTTGTTACTCCTGCTCTGTCTAATATATCTTGAGCAGCTTTGAAACGTAGTTCTGTTCTACCTAATGGCTCTCCTTCATCATGGGGAGCTGTCATAGAATCAACAATTTTCTTTACAGCCTTTGGTGATGTGGCTGCAAACTCTAATTTCGCCCTTTCAACAATCTCATCTCGCATAGATGTAATGAGCCATTCATAAGAATTTTCACTATATCCTGCTTTTAACGTAGATTGCTTACCATTTCCAAAAGTTTCTGGACAATCAACATTAAAATAATGTTTCATAAAAGATTCTTGCTTATCGGTAAGCTTCTTTTTCTTAGTTAATGATTGCATACTAATTTTCTGATAGAATAAAACTTTGCATTAAGTGACATTGACACTCACAATCCTCATTATTACAATTAGGACAGTCACAAGGACACTCAATACTATTACAAATTTCATGTGAACACATAATATACCTATATTATAACATATTTTCAACGATTTGTCAAGGCTATTTAAAGCAAGACAACTAAATAGTAGTTAATGTTTATATAAATGTTGAGACAATGTTTGAAATATTGTTTTAAAAGACAATTAAAAGAGGATTATAAGTATGATTATTATAATGATGATTATATCGGATTTTAATTATCTTGTCAACCTTTCTATACTATT